CAGATGATAACACAGAATATGACTTGTTGACTGCTCACAATATTGCGGGTGGGTCATACGAGTCTATCTTTACTGTAGACAGACCTCTGTATCTACATGCAGGTGATATCATCAAATGCACGGCAGATACGGCAAGCAAGCTAGTCGTGACCACATCGTGTGAAGAATTTTACGACCCAAATAGGTAAGGAGATAGGAGATGACCCGTGTCTCTAAAAAAGCCCCCGCTAAAAAGAAAACCGCACAAGCTAGAACGAAAGCGAAACCGACTGGAAAGGTTAGCCTTGCGAAAGGCGGTGCGCCTAAGAGCAAATCAAGAGTTAATGAAGCTGGCAACTACACTAAGCCCGGAATGAGGAAGCAGCAGTTTAACCGCATCAAGGCTGGGGGCAAAGGCGGCGCACCCGGACAGTGGTCAGCACGTAAGGCGCAGATGCTTGCGTCAGCCTATAAGAAAGCAGGGGGCGGTTACAAATGACATGGAACACGTATTTCTGCTTCTTGTCTATCTAGGCACAGGAGAGTTTCGCAACTTAGTCAGTGGCGATATGTACTTTCGTAGTATTAACGAGTGCAATTATTTTGCAGAAAAGTCAGCAAAGAGGTATGGTAATTATCAGTACAGCGCATACTTAGACCCAAAAGACAGAGTAACAGCTTATTGTGTACCTAAATACGTTAACCCCGACAACGTAAGGATATATTAAGATGGACCCCATCAGCGCAATGGCGACTGCTTCGGCAGCGTTTGGTGCAATCAAAAAAGGTTTTGCAGTAGGCCGTGACATAGAACAGATGGCAGGAGACTTATCCAGATGGATGGGTGCCATGTCTGACTTGGAACAGGCTGAGAAAGAAGCAAAGAACCCACCTATATTTAAGAAGCTGTTTGCTGGACAATCAGTAGAGCAGGAAGCCATAGCCGCCTTCGCCAACAAAGAGAAGGCAAAGCAGCAGCGATACGAACTGCAGCAGTGGATAAGCCTCACTATGGGTAAGTCCAAGTGGGATTCACTGGTGGCAATGGAAGGCCAGATACGTAAGCAGCGTAAAGAAACACTTTACAAGCAGCGTGAACGTAGGCAGAAGTTCGTAGAGATTGTAGCGTGGACACTTCTTGTTGTTGCAGGTGCAGCAGCCTTGTATGCTTTTGTAGTATTTATGAAGGGTACAGTTGCTAGAGCAGCAGACCCAGAGTATGTAACGTGCAGGTTGAAGGGTTGCACTACGGTAGACAAACAGCGTGTGTGTGTCTATCACGGTGTAAACAATACGGTGGACACATTGTTTTTTCGTATGGACGAGTGGTTCCCCCGTGAGTTTCAGTGTAAGTATGACCCTAACGAAACCAAGCCACCTAGCATACAAGAAACATTTAAAGAAATTAGAAAGTCACAGAAAAACTAATGGCAATTGCAAAGTCACAACAGAGCCTGAAAAACTGGACAAAGCAGAAGTGGCGCACCAAGTCAGGTAAGCCTAGTGCTAAGACAGGTGAAAGGTATTTACCTGAAAAAGCAATAAAGTCCTTGACAAGTGCAGAGTATGCTGCTACAACTAAGGCTAAGAGAGAAGGAACACGTAAGGGGAAGCAATTTGTACGCCAGCCTAAATCTATTGCAAAAAAGACTGCAAGATTTCGCAGAGGCGGGTAAAGACCCACGCACGTTTCGTTTGGCTGATATGGAGCCAGATATAGAGACCCGTGTATTCTTAATCAAGAAAAAGCTACAGGAACTGAAAGATGTTAAACTTATTGATAGGGCCAGTTGCTGAACTGGCAGGGACGTGGTTAAATGGAAAAGTTGAAAAGTCTAAAGCAGAAACTGGTGCAAAAGTTGCACGGGCTAAAGCTGAAGCTACAATCATGGAAAAGAAAGCTACTGGCGAACTTGACTGGGATTTGGAAATGGCTAAAGGAAGTAAGTCTTCGTGGAAAGACGAGTGGCTTACTATTCTGTTCAGTATACCTCTCATTCTTGCGTTCATTCCGGGTATGGAAGAAGTAGTGGCAAATGGATTTGCCCAACTCCAAGCAATGCCTTCATGGTATCAGTATAGCCTTGGTGTTATCGTTGCTGCCAGCTTTGGTGTTCGCAGTGCTACTAGGTTATTTGGAAAAGGGTAGTCCTATTGCAGATGTGGAATATGCACGACAGAACTACAGAAGAACAGGCGAGGATTAATCGTGGCAGAAGTAACAATGGAAAGACTACTCAAGTGGAAGATACTGCCCCGCTTGATGATGATTATGATGTCAATATCCGCTTGGCGGGTAGTGGAGTGGTTTATGACATTGCCAGACCCTACCAACGCACAGGCGGGTCTAGTGAGTGTAGTCACGGGGGCCATGACAGGTGCATTTGCGGTGTGGATGGGGCATGAGAAATGAAATATAACGCTGAGAACTTTGTAAACAAACTTATAGCACACGAAGGTCTGCGCCTTCAAGTGTACAAAGATACGCTTGGTATTGATACGATTGGTATCGGACGCAACCTTGAGGACCGTGGTATCACAAAGGAAGAACTGGACTGGATGGACATTCCTAGCATGGATGCTGTCTACGAGTACGGTATTACCGAAGCTGATGCTATGTACCTCGCAAAGAATGACGTACAGATAGTCGAAGAGGAACTCGTCCGTGCGCACCCTTGCGTAGAGGAGTTAGACGCTGTACGTCAACTTGTACTGATGGACATGGCATTTAATATGGGTGTACCTCGCCTTAGAAAGTTTACAAAAATGTGGAACGCTGTGCATGAAAAGAAATTTGACATAGCGGCGAAAGAAATGCTTGACAGCAGGTGGGCAGTTCAGGTAAAATCACGTAGTACAAAATTAGCCCACGCAATGCATCATGGTGAGTTTTAATGGCTAGACAATTAACAGACAAGCAACAAAAGTTTCTTGCCGTGCTTTTTGATGAAGCTGGCGGCGATATGGTTGCAGCTAAAAAGATGGCAGGGTATGCTGACACTTCTGGTACTGCTGAGATTGTTAAGGGTCTTAAAGAAGAAATACTTGAGGCGACTCAAATGTATATGGCACGTAATGCGCCGAAGGCTGCGATAGCTATGACACATGCTTTGTATGACCCAACAGAACTGGGTATCCGTGACAAGATGTCCGCTGCCAAAGAACTGCTTGACCGTGTAGGTCTGGTGAAGACTGAGAAGATGCAGGTAGAGGCATCTGGTGGTGTAATGCTTATGCCACCTAAAGCAGTTGTGGAAGACGATGACTAGAAGCGTAGGTAAGTGGAAGCTACCACAGCCAACAGACATTAAAGAAGAAAACGTATGGGTGCAGATACCTCGCATTGCAAGGACTGTACCCTTTGGTTACAAACAGAGTGAAGAAGACCCTGACATTCTTGACCCTATCCCAGTTGAACTGGACCTGTTAGAGAAAGCACGTAAATACGTCAATCAGTATTCATACCGTGAGGTAGCCAACTGGCTGACAGCAAATAGCGGCAGATATATCTCACACGTAGGATTGAGGAAACGGTTAGCGAATGAACGACAGCGTAAGGACAAAGCTAAAAGCCTCCGCAAGTGGGCAGAATATGCGGAAACGGCAATCGCCAAAGCGAAAGCAATCGAAGAAGCAAGAACCGGAGCAAAAGCAGCAGCCGCAGATTGAAGAAGTTTCACATGAAACTAGCAGCATTGAAGAACATGCTAATGTACTCTTCAAGCCAAACCCCGGCCCACAGACAGAGTTTCTTGCCGCATCTGAACGTGAAGTTCTATACGGCGGCAGTGCAGGGGGCGGTAAGTCATACGCTATGCTTGCTGACCCACTGCGTTATATGGGGCATCCGCAGTTTAGTGGATTGCTACTGCGACATACAACAGAAGAACTAAGAGAACTTATCTTTAAGTCGCAGGAGTTGTACCCAAAAATCTGGCCCGGTATTAAATGGTCAGAACGTAAGATGCAGTGGACTGCACCATCTGGCGCAAGGTTGTGGATGTCATATCTGGATAAGGATGATGATGTCTTGCGTTATCAGGGTCTGGCATTTAGCTGGATAGGGTTTGACGAATTGACCCAGTGGGCCACACCATACGCATGGAATTACATGCGGTCACGTCTACGGTCCACTGCACCAGACTTGCCTATCTTTATGAGAGGCACTACTAACCCCGGTGGACGAGGACACCAATGGGTCAAGAAGATGTTTATTGACCCTGCTGCATATAATAAGGCATTTGATGCAACCGACATTGAAACAGGAGAGGTACTCAAGTACCCAGCAGGACATAGCAAGGCTGGAAAGTCTCTATTCAAAAGACGGTTTATCCCAGCAAGACTTTCTGATAACCCGTACCTATCTGCGGCAGGAGACTATGAAGCCATGCTTCTCTCTCTTCCAGAGCAGCAGCGTAGGCAGCTTCTTGAAGGCGATTGGGATATCAAAGAAGGTGCAGCGTTTACTGAGTTTAATAGGGATGTTCATGTTGTGGAGCCTTTTCGTATCCCTAACAACTGGGTCAAGTTTCGTGCATGTGACTATGGTTACGGCAGTTATTCTGGTGTTATTTGGTTTGCCGTTGCGCCTGATGAGCAACTGGTTGTATATAGAGAATTGTACGTCAGTAAAGTATTGGCAACAGACTTGGCAGATATGATATTGGATTTGGAAGCTGAAGATGGCAACATTAAGTATGGTGTTTTGGATAGCAGTCTTTGGCACAAGCGTGGCGATACTGGTCCTTCTCTTGCGGAGCAAATGATTAGTAAGGGCTGTCGCTGGAGACCATCAGACCGTAGTCGTGGTAGCCGTGTAGCAGGTAAGAACGAAATACACCGCCGCCTACAGATAGACGAATTTACAGAGGAACCAAGACTTGTATTCTTTAATAGCTGTACAAATGTCATATCACAAATACCGTCCATCCCCTTGGACAAGAAAAATCCAGAAGACGTTGACACAAAGTCTGAAGACCATTTGTATGACGCACTCCGGTATGGTATTATGTCCCGACCCCGGTTCTCTATTTTTGACTACGACCCGCACGGGCGACCATCAACAGGTATGCCGGTAGCTGACTCCACGTTTGGATACTAAAGGAAAAACACATGGCAGACGATGAAATTATGATCGAAGACGACGCGATTGCGTTGGAAGACACAGATGATACTGCTGTAGAAGACGCTGACGTATCTAAGATTATTCCATTTATTATGGAACGCTTTCAACGGTCAGAAGATTACCGATACCAAGATGAAGAACGCTGGCTTCGTGCATACCGTAACTACCGTGGACTGTATGGTCCTGACGTGCAATTCACTGAAGCAGAAAAGTCTCGTGTCTTTATTAAGGTAACAAAGACTAAGACATTGGCAGCATACGGCCAGATTGTTGATGTGCTGTTTGCTAATCACAGATTTCCCCTTTCTATTGAGCCTACAGAATTGCCTGAAGGTGTAGTGGCTGACGTACACTTTGATCCGAAGGAGCCGGAACAGCTTCGTGGAGAAACTGCGTTGTCTAGTCCCTACGGCTTTGCTGGAGATGGTAACGATCTTCCTCCGGGTTCGACTGCCCAATCTTTGTTGGATAAGTTAGGTGGCTTGTCAAATAAACTAGAGCCTATAGAAGACAAACTAAAAGAAGGTCCGGGTAAAACTCCGTCTGCAATTACATTTAGCCCAGCTATGGTTGCAGCTAAAAAAATGCAGAAAAAGATACACGATCAGCTTGAGGAGTCAGGTGCTACTAAACATCTGCGTAATTCTGCATTTGAAATGGCACTGTTTGGTACAGGCGTGATGAAAGGTCCGTTTGCCTCTGACAAAGAGTATCCTAATTGGAACGAAGACGGTGACTATGATCCGATGTTCAAAACGGTTCCACAAGTTGAGCATGTATCCGTGTGGAACTTTTATCCTGATCCAGATGCTAACAATATGGATGAGTCGCAATATGTTATTGAACGTCATAAGATGTCACGTTCACAGTTGCGCAATCTAAAGAAGCGTCCGTACTTCCGTAGTAAAGTTATTGACGAAGCAATTCGTATGGGCGAAAACTACAATAAAAAGTATTGGGAAGATGATCTTTCTGACTATGCTCCAGAACATGGTATTGAACGCTTTGAGGTGCTTGAATACTGGGGTATGGTTGATACTGACATGCTGGAAGAGCAGGGCGTAGACATACCAAAGGAACTGCAAGATTTCGATGAACTGCAAGCAAATGTGTGGGTCTGTAATAACGAACTGATACGCATGGTGCTTAATCCGTTCAAGCCAGCTAAAATTCCTTATCATGCTGCGCCGTATGAACTGAACCCATATTCATTCTTCGGTGTGGGCATTGCAGAAAACATGGACGATACGCAGACGCTGATGAACGGCTTCATGCGTATGGCTGTAGATAATGCTGTTCTGTCAGGTAACTTGATTGTAGAAGTAGATGAAACTAATCTGGTGCCGGGGCAAGACCTGTCACTGTATCCGGGTAAGGTATTCCGTCGTCAGGGCGGCGCACCGGGTCAGGCTATCTTTGGTACAAAGTTCCCGAATGTCTCTTCTGAAAACATGATGCTGTTTGACAAGGCTCGTGTTCTGGCAGATGAAAGCACAGGCTTTCCATCATTTGCGCATGGACAAACAGGCGTACAAGGTGTAGGCCGTACTGCTAGTGGTATCTCTATGCTTATGGGTGCTGCTGCCGGTGGCACTAAAACAGTCATTAAAAATGTAGACGACTATTTACTGCGACCACTAGGTGAAGGTTTCTTCCGGTTCAATATGCAGTTTGACTTTGATCCTAATATTAAAGGTGATCTGGAAGTCAAGGCACGTGGTACAGAAAGCCTTATGGCTAACGAAGTACGCAGTCAACGTCTTATGCAGTTCTTGCAAGTTGCAAGCAACCCCGCATTGGCACCCTTTGCTAAGTTCCAATATATCATTCGTGAAATTGCGAAGTCTATGGACTTAGACCCCGACAAAGTAACCAACAACATGGATGAAGCTGCCTTGCAAGCAGAGATTATGAAGGGTTTCCAAGCACCGATGCCTGAAGGACAAGAGGGTACACCTCCTCCTCCGGGGGCAAATGCTATGGATACCTCTGGTGCAGGTGGCGGTAACATAGGTGTAGGACAGGCTCCTGTGCCGGGTGAACAAGGATTTAGTGGAAATGCACAACAACAAGGACCAACTACTCAGCCGACTCAAGCCGTGGGTGGGCAACAACCGCCAATGGGAAGCGTTCAGTAGTTACATTGATGCTGTAATTGAAATGCAGCAAAAAGCACTTGAACAAGCAGACGACAATATAATGATGTACAGGTCGCAGGGTGCAATTGCAGCATTACGTAAACTTAAAACACTAAGGGATGAAGTCAATGGCTCTTAAAGACCAAACAGATGATCTTTTATCAAAAGAAAATGTAAAAGATGCTGCGATGTTTGGTGCAGAATTTATTCCCGGTGTAGGTGAAGCACTTGCGATAAAAAGAACATCTGATGCATTAGATAAACAAGATTATCTGGGTGCAGGTATTGAAGCGACTGCAGGTCTTCTAGGTATTATACCGGGTGTGGGCGATTTGGCAGGTAAAGGTTTACGTGTAGCCACTAAAAAGTTTCGCAAAGCTGATATAGATGAAGCAGAAAAACTAATAGCAGACCCTAAAAAAATTGATGAGTGGAGAAGTTCAAATAAACTTCCAGAGTCTCAGAGACAAAAAAATATACCAGAAGCACAACAAGCTGCGGAAGATTTATTTGAGAATAAAATTAAATCTAAAGAAGCGCGTAAACAAATTAAGGATGCGTTTCCAGAACCAAAGTTATATACATCCGAAACAATGCCAGAAATGCCTACTGTAACGGACGTTGTAGGTTCTATGGGTAAAAAGTCTGAAAAAGGTATTTTAGGTGTACGGGGTTTTGATTTAGAGCCGGGTCAACGTGTGGGTGCTAGATTAGATATACCTGCTTATAATGAGTATGATAAGTGGGTTGTTTCAATACACGATGGAAAAAGTAGAAATGGTTCAGTAGTAGGTTATGGGCAAGCTATAAGATTGAAGAACATTGAGTTTGGCTCAGACCCAAAAGTTGCGTTAGATATAGCAAAAGGCAAACGAGTAGCAAAAACTACAGGTGAAGAAAAACCTATGGGTAAGGCAACAATAGCCCGTGTATTTGGTGACTATGTGCCTGAAGACCCGTATGAGTTACAGATGTTTGCTAAGAAAGTATTAGCCGACAAAGACTCAGGTTGGACGCAAGTAGGCATGAACCCATATAGAGGTAGTTACTTTTACGACAAGCCTACCGGTAATCTTGTAACCAGTGCGGATGAAGTTATTCAGGTTGGCCCTCTAGTTCTTGCAAAAAATGCTGTAGGGCTAGGTATGGATAAAAAACCAACGCTTTCTGAAGTAAAATCTGTGTTAAGCACACCTGTAGCCAGAACTAAAGATGGCAAACTTAGAACTTTTAACGAAGGTGGAGTAGTACCTATGGACAGACAAATGGAAATGTTTGAAGACGGTGGTCTTATGGATGAAGGCGGCACAGTAGACCCTGTGTCTGGCAATGACGTGCCACCCGGCT